CGAATCAGTTATGTAAAGATTGATCGATATGATACATGGGGAATGGATTCTACATTAGCCGATATCATTCTACCAATGCTGAAACAGTTGAAAGAAACAAAACACGGTTCACCATTCACAGACATGAAAGATGTACCAGAACATCTCCGTGGCACAACTACCGAAGATTGGGATGCTCAACTTACTTTTGATTTTTATAGTGAGCATAAAATAAATGAGGGTATAAATGATATCCATGCTCGATGGGATTGGATAATGAATGAAATGATATTCGCATTTGAGATGAAAGTAAAAGACACCGATTGGGCGGCAACTTGGGAAGAGTGTCAACGCATGGAGAATGGATTCCGTCTATTTGGCAAATATTACCAAGGCCTCTGGGATTAAATTGACTAAATAAAGATACTGGCATCACACACAATCCGCCAGTATTATACACACACAGGAGTAACTATGAGCAACTTGACACCGTTCGAGATTCGCCTTGAACTATTAAAAATGGCGAAAGACATGCTATCCGATGAGTATTACGGTAAGCGTGAATCAATCAGTAACGACTGGGCAACAAAAGTCGAATCTGCAAAACTAAATGGTGGAACAATACCAGATCATCCTGGTTTCCCATCGTATCCCTCAGAAAATGAAATCATATCCAAGGCACAAGTCTTGAATGGATTCGTTTCAAATATTTCAGTAGATAAACCAAAATCAAAATCATCTACCTGATTGGGACCGGAGGTGCTTCGGCACCTCTCTAACTAACAAGGAGAAATTATGCGTTTTCTAACATTGGCACTATGTGCCGCATTTGCAAGTTTCGTTTTATTCTTTAGTCACTCTATGGCGCAAGTTGTTGTGCCGACTAAAATGAATGTTGAACTGCAAGACCTAACAAAAGATGCCAGAAAAGAAGTTGAATGTCTGGCACAGAACATGTACTTCGAAGCAGGTCATGAACCTAAAGAAGGACAACTCGGTGTGGCATTTGTCACACACAATAGAATGATGAATGGTAATTACCCAACAAGTTATTGTGGAGTGGTAAAACAAAAAACAGGTAACGTATGCCAGTTTTCATGGTATTGTGAAGCAACGGCACGTAAAAAACTCTTGACAATAAGTAACAATCCGTTGTATAATGATATTACTGACTTGGCATTACGATTCTATCTGTACACAAATGAATTTGATGACCCAACGAAAGGTGCATTATTTTTTCATGCAGACTATGTGAAACCTACTTGGAATAATATGAAAAGAACTGCTTATATTGGCAGACACATTTTCTACAACAGGGTTAAGCAAAGGAACATATGATTTTATCGAGCAAAAAGGAGAAGTTGGTTATGGAAGAAGTGAAACAAAAAAGATCCAACGATTTAGTTGTTTTGGCAATTACATTCGTTATTCTTACAACTATTATAGCAGTATGTTATTATGCAATGAATGACCGTAAACTTATGGCAGCAAACATTGAAAATGCAATTGCTAAAGGTATTGATCCACTGACTGTACGATGTTCTTATGTTCGTGATTATGATACTATTTGTATAGCACATGCCGCAGCAAGCGGTCGTAAATTTTAATTATTAAGGAGATATATTATGAATACACTTGGTCGATATAATAATGATGGTGATGAACGTGGTCACTATACTTTTGGTTATTACACTGAAGATGGTAAGCATGTAAACATATCATTTCGTGCAGAACCTGATTATGATTTGGATATTATCTTTGCTGAAATCAAAAACTTTCTGATTGCATCAGGTCATGATATTGAAGGTGATATTGGTGAATTAGGTATCGATGGTGGAAGTTATGATGATGAGGATTATGCTAATCCAATGGAGCAGAGTTGGGGTAAAGAAGCAGATAAGTTCTCTATGGATCATTTGCCTAACAACGGATGGCCATTTGGTGGTTTAACTTCACAAGCATTACCCACACTATCTTCGGCCGATTTGGCAGGAATAAAACCTATTGATTTTAGTGCTATCAATCAATTTCCAACAATGTCACCAATTACACAAGAGCAAATCAAATCGTGGAAATTTGATGCACCAGGTACAATTGGTGGCGCAAAGATTGAATTCAAATAATGCCGACAAAAGATGAGATGATGAAGTTCACACTAGAGATTGAAGACCTAGTGGCGAAAACAGATTATACTTATCTTGAGGCAATTGTTGAACATTGTAAAGGCACAGGTTTGGAGATGGAAGTAGCAGCGACACTTATCACTCCGAATCTGAAGTCTAAAATACATGAACAAGCCGAGAGATTGAATATGTTGAAAACTAAAAGCAATCGTTTACCTATATGACTGGATATGAAGCATTCTGTTTATACTCTTCTCTCAAATTGCATTTTACACAGGAATCGTATGACTACTTTAAATATGGTGGTAAATCGAGAACAAGTATAGATGCGTTTGAGAACAAGAAGGATAAATGGTTCTATTACAAATTGAGTCGGAGATTTTCTAATGATGACCAGGCTAGAGATTTTCTTGTTGCTAATCTTTTGCATAGTTCTGATGTATGGATTGGAAATCTACTAACGGATGAGTCTGATGTCCATTATCGTGCAAGACAGAAAGTGATTCAATCGTTATCTTATACGTTCACAAATGAGATTGCACCATTAATGAGTCAGGAGAATCCAAATGATTGGTTAATGGTTCAAGATGGAGAATATCCTTTATTGTTGCGTATGTTATTATATGGTGAAGTATCAATTGAAACTGTATGCATACTTAACTCAATACTAAAATTCTTACCGATGTGGGACAAGAAGATTACTGATACGATTCACTATCCAAATACAAGTCTGAAGATAAAGAAGTACACACCGTTTATACAATTTGATCCAACCAAATACAAACTTATTCTGAAGAAAGAACTACATGAAAATACAGAAACTCTACCTTGATATGGATGGTGTTCTGTCCGACTTTACCAAACGATATGAAGAATTATGGAAAGTCGCACCGAGTCCTAGTCGTGAAAGAGGTGAGAAACGTGATTATAAGTGGGATGAGTTTGTAGATGGTAATAATTTTGAGACACTTGATTGGTATCCTGGTGGTAAAGAACTATTAAAGTATGTTCTGTCATTAGATATACCAATTGAGATTCTATCATCGTCAGGTGGTAGAGATCATCATGAAGCAGTAAAGAAACAAAAAAAGGTATGGTTGAAAAAACATTACATCGATTTTTCTGCCAACATCGTACCTGGTCGTGCATTGAAAGCAGACTATGCAAAACCGGATATTATCCTTATTGATGATACGCAAGATGTCATTGATGATTTTAATATGGCAGGTGGAATTGGAATACTTCACACTGATACGGCAAAAACGATAAAAATTGTTCAATCGGTTCTTGACGATACATATATAAAAGTATATAATGAATCATGTGAACAAGATGCACATACGATAAACAACTAACATACGAGGTAATATATGTCTGATTTTTCAGCACTCAAGCGCAATCGTAACGCCTTCGATTCGCTCAAAAAAGCAATGGAAGTTCCTTCCTCAACCGCAGAAGCAGGTTCAAAAGATGACACCCGTTTCTGGCAACCCGAAGTAGACAAAGCAGGTAATGGTATGGCAGTGATTCGTTTTCTGCCAGCACCAGCAGCAGATGGTGACGATGCACTCCCATGGGTTCGTGTATTCAATCATGGCTTTCAAGGCCCAGGTGGTTGGTACATCGAAAACTCTTTGACTACACTCAATCAAAAAGATCCAGTATCAGAATACAACTCTATTCTGTGGAACTCAGGCATTGAAGCAAACAAAGAAATCGCACGTAAACAAAAACGCCGTTTGACATATATTTCAAACATTCTTGTTGTCTCTGACCCAAAAAATCCAGAGAATGAAGGTCAAATCAAACTGTACAAGTATGGTAAGAAAATCTTCGACAAAATCTCCGAAGCAATGAATCCTGAATTCGCTGATGAGACTCCATTGAATCCTTTCGACTTCTGGGAAGGTGCTAACTTCAAAATCAAGATTCGTCAAGTTGAAGGTTTCCGTAACTATGACAAGTCTGAGTTTGATTCTGTTTCACCAGTTGATGGTGATGATGATAAACTTGAAGCACTGTGGAAGAAAGAATACTCACTCAAAGAGTTTCTTGATCCAAAACAATTCAAACCATATGATACACTGAAAGCAAAGTTGGATAAAGTTTTAGGTCTTGATGGTGTTGCGCCAGTAAAGACTAAAGCGGAAGATACGATTTTGAATACAGCAAAATCAGCACCTAGTTTGAATGAGAATGATGAAGAACTAGATTATTTTAGGTCTCTAGCAGAAGATTAATCTCTGTGAATGCCACCTTCGGGTGGCATTTTTTTTATGAGAATGAAAATGCTCGGCCGACTAAAAGTTTTGTGATATCTCTATCATAAACATCTGCTGATGCTGAACCTGAACCGCCCGAACCTTTACTTGGTGCAGCAGGCGCTGGAGGTGCTGAGACATTTACTATTGGTGGTGCTGATGCGAGTTCCATTCGACCATCTGAAACCGCCGATGATGCTGATGATACTGCTGCACCTGTTGGGAACGAACCACCTTGTGATGAAGAGTTCATTGCTCCAACTTGAGATGTTGGTAATGTTGCTGTTGAACCGCCAGCAGTAGATGCCATTTGTGGACTTGCACCACCACCCGCAGCGCCACCAGAAAATAATGCAGTTTCTTCACCACGGCGTTTTGCTAATCCTGCGTTGACTTGTCCACTTGCTTTATTATACTGAAGCATTGCTTTTGCAATTTCTTCATTTGAACGTTTACCTTTACCGGTTACTTGATCTAATGCACCATAACCTAAGTTATAGATGAATGATGTTAATGCGTCTACTTGCTGCTCACCCCAACTATAACCATTTTTCTTACCAAAAGTTAATACATACGCTTTTCGTTTTTCAACATCCGCTGATAAACGTTTCTCTGCTTCTTCTTTAGTAATAACTTCACTGCCATCTTTTGCTTGTGTGCCGTAACCAATACTCCATTGCTTATGATCCCAGAATGCTTTTGCACTGAATCCTTCTTTTGCTTTGATCATATTGAGCAAAGACTGTGAAGGTTTCGAACTAACAGCATTTATATCACCGCCCGCTATTGGACCACTTGGTGCTCCTGCTTGTTGTGGTGAAGTTCCAGTTGGGAATGAACCTCCTTGAGCACCAGCAGGTTTTGCGGCAGCGACTTGATCTCCTGCCATTTTTGCGACTCCGCTTAATCCACCGCCCTCTGCTGCCTTCTTCTTCTCTTCATTTTTCGCTTGACGCACCACTGTCTCAGCATCTTCACCTTCTCTAGTGGTTGCTTTGTTAGTATCTCTTTTTGATGATGCTTCTTTTGCTGCTTTTAATTCTGCATCTTTTTTTGCAGTAGCATCAGCAGAATCTTTTTCACCAGATGTTACTAAACCATTAGCAAATTCTTTAACACTATCAAGTCCAGGAATATATTTTTGAGCATCCTTACCAACTAAATTCACAAAACCTAAAATCATATTACCTACACCAACTTTAACCATCGCCATCATTTGTGAAAGTAAGTTAGATATTTGAGTTCCTAAGAAAGTTCCGATATCTTTAAGTCCATCCCAAGAATCTTCAACAAAACGACCTATGCTTGTGAACACAGAATCAATCTTTTCTGCAATAACATCACCGCCAAAATAACCCATAATACCACCGATGATTGCACCGACAATACCACCAAGAATTGTGCCGACAACTGGAACAACGGAACCTATTGCAGCACCCATCATAGCCCATTTACCTGCATTCATAAATGAATTCATGATGCCACCCTCAGCACCACCAAGAATAGTTCCCATAATACCTGATGCTTTGCTCACACCAAGGCTTTCTGCCATTTCTCCACCTTCGAAAAAATCGAAAATTAATGATATGATTGGACCGATGAATGGGATAGTTTTGAGTACCGCCGCTGAAAGTTTACCGCCAATTTTTCCCAACACAGGAAGTGCTTGTGTTAAAGCACCCTTGATACCACCTTTAGCCACATTTCCAGCCGCACCCGCTGCACCTTCTGCCGCTGCCGCCGTCGCTTTCTTTGCAGCCATAGAATCTGCTGAACGACTCATACCTTTGAAACCTAACGCTTTTTTCTGTGCTTCAGCGGCAGGCATGTTAGCAGCACGATTTGCTTGATACTTACGCATTTCTTCTGCGGTCATTGCACTTGTTGGTGTACGAGCGGTGGGTTTTGCTGTTGTTTGTGGTGTTGTTGATGTTGTTGGTGCTGCGGTATCAGTTTTTTTCATCCAACTCGGTTTGCCTTTTTCAACAGCATCACCCATGCTCTTAATACCATATGCGGCCGCAATTGATGCAACCAACTTAGATACTAACTTATAACCAAGAACTGCTACACCACCAATAACTTTACCCATTACACCAAGAAGTCCACCTAAAAGACCAGTGACAATACCACTGAAAAGCGAATTCATTAAACCTTCGCCTTTTTTAGCACCCGCTTTTACATCTTTTTGCCAACTGAAACCTTTTGAACCACCACGACGAACTCTTCCTGCTTCCATTGAAGATTCACTCGCATCTTCTTTGGCAAAAAATGCTCCTGCTCTATCTGATGCCGACTTCTTAACTAGAGTCCTAATGTCTTTTTGCATTAGGGCCATGTTTCTATCGATACTGGTAAGTTTGTCTAACACTCTTCTACCCGACAAACTGCCAGCGCCTGTAGTGTCCATTTGTACTCTTGAATTATCAGCCATTTATTTCCTCTGGAGCATTTTCTGTTGTTTTATTTTTTCTTGTTCTTCTTCAAGATATTTTAATAATAATGTTACGTAAATATCCCTCTCCCATGGTATCATATTTTCAAGTTCAGTTAGACTATATTTGTGATGCTGCATTAAAGCAAAATTAGTCTGATATAGATTTGCTAAAGTTTCATGAGAAAGGGTTAACCGAAAAAATTCTGTACACCTTCTACAGTAATTTTTTCGTGATATCCACACTTAGGACATTTGAAGTCTAATTCTTTTTTCAACTTAGGCATAGTCTCAAAGAACTTTTGAACTTTACCAAATATCTGTGATGGTAGACCTTCAACAAATTCCAGCAATTCTTTCTTAGTTGAATCTTTTGAATAGTAAACATTATCGGCATCATAGATGTAGTCGATACATGACACAATCATATCCATAAGTTTTTCATGATCTTTTGTTTCCAAATTAAAACTATTCAATAGTTCAAAATTTGGATATTTCATAACAACACCAAGTTTTTCATTTACTTCAATCTTGTTTGTGTGGTCTGGATTAGTAACAGGTTTAATTTCTAACAAGTCCATTTTAAATGATACTTGTCCACCACACTGTTTAGTTTCACCAGGTTTATCTTCAACGGGCACTTGATTAAAACAATTATACTTTAAATCCACAATTTCTGATACTGATCTTGCTCTTAGATTTAAAAACATAAACTCAATATCATACAAAGGCAAATTCTCAATATCTACTTCATCCAACATACAGTTTCTAATGATCTGTTGAATTGCTTTGACAACATCTTTAGGATCATCCGCTTCTGTTGCCATCAATAATATTTTCTCTTCCTTGACTAAGAAAGGTCTAAATCTAAGTGTTTTTCCAGTTGAAGGTAACACTAATTCATGAATGGGTACGTCTATTTTTGGTAACATAATATCCTCACGTTATTTAAATTGGTAAAAGTCTTCCAGCAAATTGTCCTGCCAATGAGGCAACAGCATTTCCAATATCAGTTTTTCCTTCATATACAGTTTCGAATTTTTGATATGCGAACTGAACAGATACACGATGAAATCCTTCTTCTGCCCAACTTAATGGTTGTGCAGCAACACCAATTGGAAAAGCATCTATGAGATTGACTGCATAGATTTGCTTAACAACATCGTCATATTGAATGACTGTAATTTTGGTCATGTATCCAGTAAATGCATCATTACCTTTTGGGAAACGCATGTTATACGTATCATTAGGTGAAATTGCTTCCATCCATTGATCAAACAACTTACGTTCATAGAAATCGTTTGTACAGATAAAAGTTAAATTCATATCTGTGTACTGAACGTTATATGGAACTTTAAAGATCGGTCCATATATTTTAACGTCAGCGGTTTGTAAAGTCTTGCCTGGCAGTTCTGCTGTTTCACATTGTAATGTTAGATAGCGAGACACTGCTGGATTGGCAGACTTTTGTTTTCCTTCATCAATACCAATAGCACTGTTTATTGCATCGGATATATCACCAAATGCACTTTGCGGTAGATTTAAAATCTTCTCAATCAACGAATTGCTAGTTGTTCCAGACAATGCTCCAGGTATAGGTATTACCACTTCAAATCGATTTGATTTGGCAGGACCACCTTTACCTTTGATATTTGATAGAAAATTATTAGGTGAAAACGACATTAAAATTTATCCTCTGATTCTGACCATACTTTGTTTTTCTTTGCTTTAGCAAATGATTCGACAGGCAACATGACGGCAATATCCCATTCATCTGCTGTGATTTCTAAAAACCTAGATTGAACGTGACTGTATAAGTACCTCTTAATACAAGGTTTAGCCTGATACATTTTTGATGCTCTTGCTAGGTAATCATAACTGATTTTGAGTCTAGTTTTCTCATCGTAGTTATGGTCAGTGAGTAATGTGCTTAACTTATCTAAAAGAAGTACACGCTGCTTTGGACTAATGTAATGCAAGTTAAGTCCTAAAAAACCGTCTGGGTATCGTTCTATTGGTATAACCAATGGGAACTTATCGTAATATGGCAACGTATCCTTCGTTTTCGGATCATAAAAGTAAAAGTACATTCTACCAATTATAGACCTCTCTTTGAGTCTCTGCTTGTCACGCATCAGATCGCCTTTGGTAGGTTTCAGTGCGCCAGTCTTTGCTTTCAACCAGTTACGTGCTTCACGGGAACGTGGTTCGAAACCTTGCTTGGCAAGAGAGTCTTTGATTCTGTCTATGAGTGTTCTGGTAGCCATTTAGTATTTATCTCAAATACCAAGGTGTTTTTCTGTGATAACTTGAAATTCCCAACCGTGGTCTTTGCAAAATTCGGTTGCTGCTTTCCACTTGGATTGGTTGACGATGTAAGTTGCCGCCTCTTGGATATAGCGTTTAGTCTTACGTTTTTGAGTTGGAGGTCTAGTCTGTGCATCCGGTTTGACTTCAATCACAAATGTTTTAATTATGCCATTCTTTTGTCGGATTTTGGCCACAAAGTCTGGAAAGTATCGATGCTTCTTATTGTCAACCGGACTCCAATATGGAATGAACAACTCCTCGGAACCCCACCAGATAACGTCAGGATGGTCATCTAAATATTTCATAACTTTGACTTCCCACGATGACCTATAGATGATGTTGGTTGCATCACCTTTGTATTTTTGTGGGTTTTGTGGCGTAAATTTACCTTTATATGACATAAATACTATCAAGTTAACCTAATTGGGACCACCATGGCATTTTTCGGAATTAGCGATATTAAAATTAATCAAGAACCAAAACGTTCTGGTCCGCTTTTCAAGTTAGAAG